TTCCCATGGCAACATATTTTCAATCTCTGTTATACTATATTTATGATGTTGCATAAGTGCAAAATTCGTTTCAAAATAAGCCTCTAGGTTGTTGTGGGAGAGGCATATGGAAAAAAATCAGATAACCCTCTAAAGGTTACTGTACTCACCACTTTTGTTTTAGGATTCTCAACCTCTGTTGTATGTTTCAATTGAGGCATTGTATCAAAAAACTTCTTAATATCTACTAAATTTTCTTGACTTATACTATCAAAAAACTCTACCATGTCATCTTTACTTGTATCTTTCGCTGGGTATATTTTTTCTCCCTCAAAGATATGGTCAACGCATGAATATATTATTTCAAATATATCTTTTGTTTTAGCGTTTGTTATATCATTTGCAACCTTGGTTACACCCATTGTAGGATATGCAAAAACAACACCTAAATTTCTTGATTCATCTAAAACTACTTTATTAGTGTGGTCATCATCTACTTGAACCTCTACCTTACTAATATCTACTTCTATTTCTGCATATGTCTCCATGTCATCAGGACATACTACTCTAAATTTTGCAATCTCACCGACTGACTTACTTCTTATTTGTAGAAAAATATATTCTATGTCAAACAATGGTAACTTTGCACATTCTATTTTATTAAATGTACAAGCGTCAATCATTCTTGTTATTGCATTATAAATTTCATCTTTTTTTTCAGATTCACTTGCAATCATTAATATCTTTTCTTCTCTTACCGTAAATGGTCTAAATGCTATTGTTTCATCTTTTGATGGTAGCTTCAATTCATAAGTCGGTGTTTCTATTTTTGGTAATGCCATAATATCCTCACATTATATTAAAAAAATGGTGGAAATACTCTTCCGCCTGTTAAATCTCCTATAGGTATTCTTCGTTTCAAATCTCCTAGTAGTCCTTGTCCTGCTCTTCTTAGTTCAGGTGGTAATAATTGTAATAGTCCACCTAGTAGACCACCACCTGCATTTAGTCTTCCTGGTTCTCCTGCAATTGACTTATCAAACCCACCATCACCAAGTGCTACATCAGCAGTCTTAGTAATAAAATAGTTTTGCCAATATCTATATTTAAATGTTACAGTAAATTCTATAACATTATTATTCTCATATGAAAGTGCTGGTGCCCCAATACTTGTAGGATAACAATCATACAGTTTGACACCATGTGTTAAGTCATCTCTAGCACTTGGGTCTTCAGATGAACCTGCTGAATTAGCAAATTGTCCTAGATTAAATAAGTCTATGTCTGATACATAGTTATCATAAAATTCATAGTTATTTGATAAACTATTGAAGGCAGCTTTTTGCCATAATTCAAAATACTGTCTTTCTCTTAAATACTTATCTGCATAAAATGTTGCTGATAAATCACCATATGTATGGTCTGTTACAAAATGTCTAGGGGCACCTGGTCCTGTTACAACAGCTTCTGTTGTCATTGTTCTATCAGGCATAGTTATACCTTTACAAAATGCATTTACTCTTTTACCATCTTGATTTTGAATTTGTTGAATTAAATCTGATGTTGCAAAACCTCTTGTCTCAACAGGTAAACCATCTTCATTTTCAAAGTTTTCAAACTCTGCCTCTGAACCCATTTCAGGTCCTTTTGCACCTGTGGGTAATCTAAATGAAGTGTAGAATCTTCCTGTTCTACCAAGTCCTTCCCCTTGCATAATGTATGATAACATTTGATTTATTAATGCTGGTTTTGTTGAAAGTAAATTAGGATTATCAGGTGCTTGTCCACCTTCTATCTGTCTAAATCTTGGGTCTAATAAAATGTTATCTAATGACCTGTCTCTCCTAAGTCCTATTCTAATGTCTGAACCAAATATTTTTACTCCGCCTCTAAATATTGCCATTCTTAACCTCTACTCCTTCCGTATACATAACTTGCACTTCTCTTTTTAAACTGTTGTACAGGTAGATATACTGCTGTAGGAGCGTCTTGTAAATCTACTCTCATAAAACCTGACCTAACATTACTGTACAAATATTTTTTTATAGTTTGTTTTACTCTTGCAAGTCCACCTACTCTTGCATAACTTACATCTAATCTTGTTGTACTATCAAACTTACTGTTTGTAGCAAAACCTTGTAATTGATTTAACAATCTAAATCTTATCATGGGTGATAGATAATGAAAATTCATACCTACAAAACCACCTCTAAATCCTTCTAATGGTAGTACTAATGGAAAAGTATCATAGTATGGTAGTGTCTCTTTAAATTTTGGGTCATAGAAAAATAGATTTAATCTACCTAATGAAGGTCTTTGATTAATCTTACCTTGATTATATAGTTTACGAGCAGTTACACTATCACCTAAAGATGATACTGCATTTCTATACCATGTAGATGATTTCTGAGCACCACCTGTTTGATTACTAATTTTATCGAATATACTTGCCATGTTACTATTTATACAGAAAAGGGCATACCTATTACTAGATATGCCCTAAAGTTTACGACAGCGGAGAGAGAGAACCTCTATTCTTCTGCTAACTTACTAAAATAATCAAGTGTATCATCACTTTCACTAGTAGCAGACGCTATAGGGGCGCTGTCTTGACTTTTAACAGTACCAGTAGATGTGGATGGGAGGTCTACATTTTCTACTGTGTCTGTACTCTTAGTACCTGTAATTACTCGATTCAGTTTCTCTTTGAGTTCCTCATACGATTTAAAATTACTGGTCTCTAAGAATGGTTTTAGAGGATATTGTTTCTCCCATATCGCCTTGATGTTGTCATCATTATCAGCGATAGCAGAAGTACCCTCAAATTCTGATTTGTCATAATTCCAGAAACCATCTACCTTTCTAATTTTCAATTTAAAGTTTGCACCTTTCCAAAAATCAAATGGATTAATTGGTGTTTCATCTTCAAATGCTGGTTGCATTGCCTCTGTTATCTTGTCAAATATTTTCTTACCGAATTTGAACAGTTTTATTTGTCCTTCATTTTCAGGATGTGTTGGGTCTGATACGACATAAACATTTGCATAGTAAGATAATTTTCTCTTACGATTTCTAGCAATGCCTTTATCTGATTCAACTCCTGTATTCCATAGTCTAGTATTTTCTTCACTAACAGGGTCTTTATGACCTAGTGTAGTTAAGCTGTTTTCAATATACCAACCACCTGGTCCTTGAAATGCATGAGACCATAATCTGACCCATGGCATATCTTCACCTGATGTTGCTGGTAAGAATCTTAGTACTGCATACCCATTACCTGTTTTATCAAGTTCTGGTTTCCACAGTCTTTCATCTTGGTACTTATTAGATTTTTTTGAGTCCTCAGGATTGAGGTTTTCTTCTAGTGCCTTAGTTAGTTTATCAAAACCACTAGATGATGTTTTTAATTGGTCAAAGTCCATATTATCCTCCGTATTATTGTATTTTTATATGTCTTATATTTTCGTATTTGTAGCATGCTACAGTACTATTTATAATAGTTACACCTATTATATAACATTTATTTGTCATTGTAAAGGCTGGTTGATAGTTTCATCATTTCAATAGGACATTCACCTAAGACCCCTTTTACAAAAAAGTTATGTGCTAAAACCAATCTATAACCATTACTTGGGTTTGTACCATGATTTAAATAACCTGGTATGCATACTATTTCACCATCTTTACAAGTATGTTCAAATGTAGGACAATTAAATCCATTTGTGTGTGAAACATTAAATGCAAGATTAAATGATTCAGATAATCTTGACTTACCAGCACCCAAGTCAATTCTCAATGGTGCATTTTCAGAACCTTCGATATAGTAAACTAAGTTAAATAAAACATTGGGATGAATATGAGGGTGATGATAGTCACCTTTATTTTGTATTGTTATCCAACTATGTAATGGTGCCAACTCATTACTAATACCGAATACATCTCTTTTATAATGTTCTGCAACATCTAACATTACATTTCTAATATTATTTAATTCAGGATGGTCATTAAATATGTTTACAGATGTAGATACGCCTGCACCTGATTTTAGTTTTCTAGTTTCTAGATTTTTTAAAAAATCTTTTTCTTGTTGTGTAATTTTATAATCAGGCGTATATATTGACATTGGTTCATAAAATAATGGGCTATGTGTTACTTTCATTTAATCTTTTCTCCATATCATCATAAGTAATATATTTTATATTCTTATTGTTTACCCATAAGTCTACTACACAATTTATAGGGTCGCTAGTACCTACAGGTTTTTCATTTACTTTATAAAACTGTATGTCTTTATATTCAGTAAACAAAGCACCCCATTGTATCTTCCAGTTTTCTGATGGCGTTTTACCATTTTGTTCTGCAACATAATGGTCTGTTCCTTTGTACATATTATTTACTAGATGATTATAACTTTCTAAATCATGACCTAATAAATAAACTTCTTTTAAATCTTTTATTTGTTCTACTGCAATTCTACCACTAGTAGCACCGGCTGCCCATCCTAAATCTCTCTTATAGTTTTCTATCAAGTCTGTTATGTTGTTTGAATAATCAGGTTGATTCATCCAACTGACATTGATTGATGAATGGTTTATTTGTTGTTGTATAACTTCTTTTGTTTTACCTTTTGCTTTACCACTTTTAATTATGTTTGCAAGTCCTGATAAATTAGAACCATGAAATACAAATTCTTCAGCGTCTATTCTTTTATTCTCATTATGTTTATCATAATATTCTTTTATTTCATCTCTAGCAATTTTATCAATACTACTATAAATCATCATGTCGTAATGCATAGCAGGTACTTTTGTCCAGTCTCTAAACCATGCCTCATTCTTTTGACAATAACCACTATTAAATATCTCATGACATATGCCGTGGTCTACTGCAACAAGCACATCAGGTGTAAAGTCTCTATATAAAGCATTACAACCATATATCTTACCATGAGGTCTTAACTGTTCTAAATCAAAACCTTTTCTACTTTCACCATTACCTATACAAAATGCTTTACTCATTTTATCTCCGGTTTAGGTATATGAATTTCATTATTGCCATATATTCTATCGGGTCCTAAATCTATTCTACTAGCACATGATGTTAATATTAATAGTGAAAACATTATCATATATTTCACTATACACAACCTGTTGGTTTCGGTAACCCTCCATACTTAGCAATCTTCTTCATTGGTCCTGATTCAAACACTTCATAAAGTTTACTTGCCTTTCTGTCCATACCAAATTCTTTTGCAAAAATTCTAACTGCTGGTACAGTACCACTCTCGTTAAACATTTCTCTTGCCTTTTCAATGTATGTTTTTATTTCATCGGTAATTAAAAAACCATCTTGTTCAGCCATTTGAATCATAACTTCTTCTGACCAATCATTTGTATTTTTTAAAAAACCATCTCCGTCTCTGTCTAGTTCCATATCAATCTTGCCTCCTGATATCGTTCATAAATATTTAAATACCAATCTGTATAAAAGTGGTAGTGTATAATTCCTATAAACATAATTGTAGAACCTACCACATTCACTACAATTAATGACCAATCTTTCCACATTATAGATACTACTAACCAACTTGATATACCTACAAATTGAAAATACATGTTATATGGGTATAAATTCATGGCTGTTGTAACTGCACCAAATATCAATACGATACTTGAAAACCATTTAATCCACCAATCTAGTCCAATAGATATTTCTTTTTGTACCACTCTTTAAACTCCGGGTCTTTATCAAATTCTTGTAGTAATTCTCTAGTTTCTACTTGACCACTTCTGATACAGTCAGCAAGTAATTGCCATCTTTCTTCATTACTATATTTTCTTAACTTTAAAAAATCATCACTCATAACAATTTCTCCTTTAATATTATTTTTGTTTCTGTTTGATTAAACTTTAAGAACGGTTTAAACTTTTTTACCTTTTTATAAAAATCTGGCCATACAATTTTATCAATTATATTTTTATTCCAGTCTCTCATAAAATTCAAATGATAATCCATAATTATTAGTGTCTCCTTGGTAATCTTATTTCCAATACAATGTCGTAAAAGTATTGGATGCTGGCCATCACTAACAGTAATAACATGGTTGGGTTTAGTATTGTCCATATCAATAAGAGACCGTACTCTACCCAAATCTTCTTTGAAGTAGTAATTTGTTGCCTCTTTTCTTTTTCTGTATTGTAAGTATGTCTCATGACTGTCTCTTTCTAATAAACTACCTGACCATGCTTTATTCTTTTTAACAAAATTTGCAATCATAAAGTCATCTATTTCTTCTTGATTATACTTTACACTTAATTTATGAAACATATATCTATCATTTCTTTTTGTAAATGTTTCTAGTTTAGTATGTACCATGCCACTATGTTCTGTGTAATCATACTTGTCTGTTGTGAAATGTAATTTATATGCTAGATACTTTCTATAAACTGCAAAACCATCATAGGTCATAAAGGTAGTTTTCCTCCTTTCTCAATCAAATTTAGACCTTGTGCCTCTATTGTAATTTTTTCTTTTAGACTTTTAGAAATGTATCTTCCTACTTCGGCAGGGTCTATGGTATTTTTATCGCAATAGTAGAGAATGGCATCCATGTAAGACATGTCGCCATTTTCTCTTTTTATTTGTTCTATCTTTAGACTGAATTGTTTAGCGTTCATAATATAAAATCCTTGGGGTGTATTTCTGTGTGCCGAGCATACACCAAGCTCCGGCACTTCTTAAAGTGGTAGAGTGCCTAAACTATTTAACCTCTTGTAATTGTGGATTAACTGTGTCATAAAAAGTTTGAATTGACTTTTGTAATTCTTCTTCATAATCTTTCGGTTCTTTCACAAATGCTTTCATTGAACCATCTTCTGCAGCCATTAATATGACTATCTGTTCTATTGGTTCATTAAATGTTTCAGTATACATCATTGAGTATGCTGTACATTGTAGGAAATAGTTTTCTACCCACTCCTCGATTCTTTCTTTATTTGCTGTTTTAAAATCAATAACTGATAACTTACCATTGTATT